GGAGAGGCAGAGAAATATATAGGGGTGAAGATGCGATAGCATAGGGTTGGTGTGTGTTGATTGTATTAGTTTAGGGTAGTTCAGTTTTGGTTGGTTTGTTTTTATTTACCTACCCTCCTAAATTTTCCACCATTCTGCACCGTGCCCTAAAGCTCCAAGCTCCATGTACCAAAGCCACAACGTCTCTGCTTCTGCCGCTTGCATCATTAGCACCAAAGCATCGCAGCAACGTTTCAAAGGAATCAAGCCACAATGAAGCAAAAGAAAGCAGCAGTACCTACAGAAGCAGAAAAGGTAACAGCACCCGAACAAGAGGAAGTGCAGTTTATGCACAAGCTAAAACGTACAAAGTTTGACGGTCGCTTAGGTGCGCCCATGTATGAAGAGGTGTGTAGCTTCATGCCTCCTGTAGAAGTGGAAGTAAATCAAGTATCAAGAGCATTGGCACTTGCAGCCAACCATGAAGGGGATGCCAAGACCTATCTATGCAAGATTGGAAGCCGTGACGTGAAAGTGAAAGTTTGGACAGTAACGACGTAGTGAGCATATGAGAAAACTGACAGCATTAGTGATAGCGCCTGAATTGCCTGAGCACCCATTACCAGGAATGAGTGTAGAGATTGCGGCGATCTCACGTTGGATGGAAGCAACCGTGCTTCGTGGCACAGTAAGAAGCTTTGACATAGCGGAGGCTGTGGCTGGCAACAACTTCGATGTTATCTGGTACCTGGGGCACGGCACCAAAGAGGGCATTATGCTGTCTGATGGTTTGCTGGGTATTGCAGGCTTGGTTCAGTACGTGCGGATTGGGGAGAGCAGCCTTTGTGTTTTGAATACGTGTGAGAGTGAAGAGGCTGGCATTGACATTAGCGCGCAGTCCGGGGCTGATGTTATCTGCACCATAACTGAGGTGGACAACAAGGACGCTATCAGGCTGGGGCATTTGCTGGCTGGCGAGATTGCCACAACAAGCAGCTATCAGGAAGCTTTTGATATTATCGCTACTCCTGGCTCTGACTACCGCTACTATGAGGCTGGCAAGGTAGCACGCTCCTATCGCAGAGAAGCTGATGATGAATTGCTGAGGCTGGTGTATCAGCTGGATGCAGAGGTGAAGCTGCTGAGGTGGCTCAACATCCTGACACTGGTTGTGTTGCTGATTTGGATTTTGTTCGACTGGGTGAGGGTGATTCTATGAACACTGAAGACAGTAGTTCTATCTATAGAGTGGCTTATGAATATGGGGAAGAGTTGAGAGCTGGCTTCCGTGAATCCACAGGGAAAGAGATGCCCGTAAGAGATGCGGTGGTCGCCCACAGTTATGTTGTCGATTTCCTATATTGGTTACTTGAGAAGGAACGCAAGGTAAAGGAGCAGAAGAAGAAGGATGAACAAACTACAACAGTGGATTGACAGGTACTTGGTTCCTGTTTACGAGCGCGAGGGCTGGGTGCCTACAGCTATCTTCCTGTTGCTGGCTGTGGGCGTTGTGGCTCTGGCTGTGTTGCTGTTTGGCAGCGAAGTGGTAAAGGAGTTCTTTAATTGAATCTTGACACAAGCAAGTACCTTGATGCGTTGAAGCGTGTTGACAACCCCCCTGTTACGGGTGCCCACGTCGACACAGGAGAGGCTGGGCTTTACATCTACACCTGGCGCTGTGTGCTGCTGCATGAGCTGACAGAAGCAGAGAACCAGGGCAGCCACAATGTCTACATTGATTTGCTGACAAGAGACGGCATTCGTATTGGTACAAGCCTCTTCAACCCTCGCATTGCTTATGGCTGGGCAGGCATGGCAGTCAGTGAAGCGCCCACGCCCCTGAAGCTTGAGAAGCCTGAGCCTGAACCTGGCTTCAACTTTCCGCTGTGGGGCGATGCTTCTAACTGGTGCAGTGTCAAAGACGGCGGTGTGCCTTCTGACACGGTGCATGGGCTGCAAGGTGGCTATGAGCACAAGTCTTTCTATGTTGTGTTTCAGTTTCAGGAGACACCCGCCCCGCCCGTTGACGATGAGGCAGGCTTTGTTACAGTGCAGCGAAAGAAGGTACGCGCTGTGCTGAACAGCCTGAAGCAGCTTGGCGGCATGGTGCAGAACGAGGTGAAAGAGTTGGAGGCGTGGTTAGCATAATGCCAAAAGGAAACGCAACGGCGCAAGCCTATCAAGTGGAAATGAAAGACGGTAAGCTATCGTTTACGTACAAAGGGCTTGTTTCATCTTCGCTTGTTGTAAGAGTGAATGAGCTTGCAGTGAATAATGTTCTGAATGGCTTCACCATTCACATTCATGCAAATGACAGGAATCAGTTTAACGAGTTGTGGAGCAAAGCAAATGGCAGCAGTTAACTGGACAACGATACTCTTAGCTGCTCTCACTGCTGCTGTCTTTGGCACGCTGGCAGTTCTGGTGCAGAAGTGGGCAGAGCAGCCGCCGCGCCCGTTTCTGGTGAAGCAGGGCAGCGTGATAGGCGAGTTTCTAATTGCTTACTGTGAGAAGCAGGGCTGTGACCTTGATTCCGTGTGCCTCGTGGCGCATGAGATTGATGAAGAGACAACTGTCTTTCACATCAAGAGCTTGGATTTGTTTCCTGAAGTTTGGCTAGGGGATGACTGATTGAATGAGAATTGGGTAAGGGCTGCTTGGCTGGGACTGGGCTACAAGCCAAACCCGACGCAGGCTGAGATACTGCTGAATGTGCGCGACAGTGGCAACAGATTCTTTCTCATCTGTGGCGGCGAGCGTGCAGGCAAGTCAATCACTTCTGTAGCTTCCCTCTTCATGATGCTTGATCCATCTGTGGAGGGTGAGTTTGTTTACTGGATTGTCGGGCCCGACTACGCACAAGCTCGCGCAGAGTTCAGCTACATCCACAAGACTTTTGCAGCTCTTGGCATGATTGACAAAGTGTCAATGCCTGAAACCAAAACGCAGCCTTGGATTCTGCACGCTGCTACAAGCAAGTGGAAAGCCACATTTGAGACAAGAACCAGTAGCGATATAACCAAGCTGGCAAGCTTCACGGTGCATGGCGTGTTGATGGTGGAAGCAGCGCAGCAAAGTAACGATGTGTGGCTGAAGCTGAGAGGCAGAGTAGCTGAAACAAGAGGCTTCATTGTGCTCTCTGGCACTTTGGAGAATGGGCTTCCCTGGTACGCCGACATGATGGAGCGTTGGGCGGCACCAAACACAGAGGGCGGCGCAAGTTTCAGCCTGCCGACATGGAGCAACACAGCAGTTTTCCCGCTGGGGCTGAATGACCCTGAGATGCAGGCGCTTAAACGCACCTATCCACCCGATTTGTTTGACGAGAGGTTCGGGGCAAAGCCACGAAGAAAGCGCGGCTTAGTGATTCCTGAGTTTGATTTCAAGAAAAACGTCAAGGAATTGACCTTTGATGAGACAAAACCTGTAGAGTTGTTCATTGATCCAGCTCAACATACCTACGCTGTATGGTTCGCGCAGCAGCAAGGGCAGTATACCTGTGTCTTTGATAAGGTTTATGAGCACGGCTTAACTATTTTCCAGATAATCACCATGGCAAAAAAGTCAATCTACTGGCCTTATGTGGCTGGTGGCGTCATCGATGTGGCTGGAACACAGCAGCACGCCAACAAAAGCCAGGTGCAACTGTGGCGAGAACGTGCAGGAGTGGAGCTACGCTTCAGAAAGTGGCATGAAGAGGTGTTGATTAACACCGTGAGGGCGCATATAGGCGGCTACGCCAACACAGAGAGTGTAGCAGATGAACTTGTGCCACTCTGTTACTTTGACAAGTCTCTGATGACGGGTGTAAGTCCTGACGGGCTGGCTATTGAGCCACTTTCTGAATTCGCTTTGTGGCGTTGGCCGCGGCAAACTGAAAATAGCAGCTCGCCACGAACGCCGATTGACAAGAACAATGATGCAATCAAGGCGCTTGGCTACGGGCTGCTGGACTGGTACGGTCCATACACGAAAAAGACCACGACGCGCACTATACATCGTGCAAAGTATTGGGTATAATGACGATTAGCTGAAGAAGTCCTACCGGGAAACCTGCGGGGTGACCGTCTCTTACCAAATTAGTGAGAGATTGTCACCCCTTTTTTATTTTCAAGGCGCTTATGAAGTATTCAGTTGATGAAGTGAAGGAACATGTAGCAAGTTGCGAAGATGCTGATGCCAACTACAGAGCATTGGCAGAGCGCGCGCAAGCTGCATGGGAACTAAAAGCCTTTAACCGTGACTTGTTGACGGCGATCAACATGGATGGGCAGGAGCAGGTGGTGCTGCCTACGCCATTTAACGACATTGGGCTTGCTACAAGGCTACTTAGCTCCATGCCTCGCGTAGAAGTACCTGCTTCAGATGAAACAGAAGAGGCTGAAGAGGTTTCGCAGCGTAAAGAGCGGTGGCTTGCTGCTGCTTATCAGAGAATCTATCAGCAGCAGCGCATGAATGTAGTGGCTTTGCTGGAACACTTTAGCTTTTTGCGGGGCCGCCATGCTTTTAGTGTCAATTGGGTGAAAGACGACTATCCAAAGAACATGCGGGACAAGGTTTTCCCCATCTTGATTCGTCCGCTCGACCCTTTGAATGTGGGAATCAGCCGCAATCCTCTGTATACAGACTATGCCTTCCATAAGTACTGTGAAAAAGTGGGCAAGGTGAAGCGGCGCTACCCAAAGCTGGAGCTTGCCAAGAAAAAGGATGACGCTGAGGTCGATGTTATCGATTATTGGTGGACTGACCCGAAGGACGGCGACATTTGGCACTGCATTGTGGTGGATGGCGAGTTTGGCAAGAAGCCAACCAAGACCGACTACATGCACATCCCTATTGTGGTGGGGCATGGCGACCTTTCCAACTACCTGAGCAATGATTGGAGTTCCCTGCCACTGATTTACCCAACCATTGACCTATGGAAGTATCAATGCCGCCTCACTTCGCAGATGGCTACCATGAATATGTGGTATGCACAGCCACATGTAGCTGTTACAAATGAGAATGGTATGGATGTTGGCGACATTGACATTAAGCCCGGTGTCTACAAACAGTATCCCATGGGAACCAGGTTTGAACAGATACAAGTAAGGCCAGACCTTGCCATTGTGCAGACCATTGAGCAGCGTGTAGCTTCTGCTATGCAGGATTCAACGTTTCCCAAAGTCATGTACGGAGATGCTGGCAACATTCAATCAGGCTACGGGGTGAATAGCCTTGCCAACAATGCCAAGGGGCGCATTAACCCCTTCCGTGAGAATCTTGAAATGTCCTTGCAACACGCTAACGAGATTATGTTCAGCCTCATCGAGACATTTGGCGGTGCAACAGGTGTCAATGTGTGGGGCAAGGATGCTGCAACAAGTGCCACGTATCGGGCAACCTTGAACAAGGATGACATTGATGGTCAGTACGACAACATTGTCACTCTGGAACCACTGATTCCGACAGACACAATGCAGAAGGAGACGCTGGGTATTCGCAAAGTAGAGATGGGCATTATGAGCCGACAGACTTACCGCGACAAAGTCAACGCTGAAGTGCTGCCACCTGATGAGCAGCTACGGGTGGACTTTGAGAACGTGATGAACACACCGGAAATGATGCCGAAGAAAGTTGTGGCGATCATGAAGCGCAAGTTCCCTGATAACTGGATAGAGATGATTGCAGGCACGCAACACGAGAAAGCAATCATTGAGGCAGGGCTTGCACATAGGATGCCTGATGGCACATTGATGGAAGGGCAGATGCCACCGGAGCCACAGCCGATGCAGCCGCAAGGTTTGAACAATGGCATGGGCGGCGGCATTCCGCCACAGCTTCAGGGGCAGATAACACCGGATATGCTAGGGCTGCCGCAGCAAGGCAACCCGCTGCTGTTTCAGGGCATGACAGGACAGCAGATGCAACCGCAAGAGGAACTTAATGCACTGGCAGGGATGCCACGATAAGGGGGATAGATGGCACAGAATCCATACGACTACATGAAGCCTGTAAGCGCCACAGGCAACCAGACACAAGACTTGTCGCAGATGATGAACACTAACATGGGCATGGGCAACCCATACGCTACAGGCAACCAGACAGGCAGCATGGGCAACATGGGGCAGTATCAGCAGTATCAGCAACCCTATGCACAGAATCGGGGCGGCGGCACACCTGACAATCGCAACCCGTCGATGGGTGTTGACCCCAACATGCGCGACCCGCAAACGCCCATTGATACAAGCTACCCTTTGGGCAACCAGGCAGGTGTAAACAACCCTTATGGGCAGTATCAGAATATGTTCGACCCTACGCAATGGTCGAATGAGCAGCAGGCTACACAGTATCAGCGTTACCTGGACAACACGCTGCCACTGGCGCAGCTTCAGCAGAATCAGTATCAGTACGGTGCTGACTTCAATGAAGCACAGCGCCGCTTCAATGCTGAGATGGCACGGCAACAGGGGCTTGACCAGTATCAGCAAGGACTGAGCGACCGACAATACAACTTGGCAGACTGGCAGGCGCAGATTGCTAACAGCCAGTGGCAAGACCAGTTTGCACAGACCAAAGCAAACGACGCTTTCAGCCAGGGCTTGGCGAATCAGCAGTTCGGGCTGCAACAGAATCAGCAGGACTGGCAGCAGCAGTTCCAGACAGGGCAGCAAGCGTGGAACCAGAACATTCAGCAGCAGCAGCAGAACAATGCCAATCAGCAAACGCAGATTGAGCAGATGTACAAGGCGGGACTGATTGACATTCAGACTGCACAGAATGAGATCTCACGCATGAACTATGCCAACCAGTTCACTTTGGGCAACCGCAACGCCGACATTACGCAACAGAACTATGCACAACAGTATCAGCTAGGACAGGGGCGGCTTGGGCTTGACCAAACTGTAGGGCTGGGCAACCTTGATTTGCAGCGTCAGAAGCTCCTGCAAGATGCCAAGCTTGCAGCAGAGAACCGAGCATCACAGGAACGCATTGCAGCTATGCAAGCTTCAGGACGGGCGCAGGCAGTGCCAACAGCACGATTCATTGCAAACTGGTAACCATGCCATGATAGAAGCGACAACAGTAGGGCTGATTCAAGAAACACAGTGCCAGTGGTTTGAGCCAAAGCGTTTGCGTGCTTTGCTGCTTACTGTAGATGGGGCTGGTAGTGGCATTGATGCCGATAAGCTGGACGGGCAAGAAGGGTCAGCTTTTGCAAAGCTGACAGCTAATACCTTTACTGCATTGCAAACTGTATCCGGTGTAGCTGAGGGATTAAGGCTTATTGGTACTGGAACAACGGGCATTGCTTCTACCAGTTACATGACGTTTTACGACAGTGACGGAGCAACACGGCGCGGGGTTATTGGAGATTACAGCGTTAGTAATCTGGACATAATCTTGAAATCGGATACAGGCGCGCTGCATCTTGGTGACTCAACATCAAACGATGTAATTCTTTTGTCTTCTGGTGGCACAAAGATACTGGGCAACATTGGCTTTTACAACACAACACCTGTCGCCCGTCCAGCCGCCTACACGCAAACCTATGCCACTGCTACACGTACCCATAGCAACATTACAGCAGCAACGCCTTCTGCCTATGCTGCTGGTGCTAATGGCTACAGTACAGGAGCAAAGGCGAGTGAAGTACACGCCGCTGTGGTGGCACATCAAACAGACATAGCCAACATCAAACAAGTACTGAATCAAGTGATTGACGATCTACAGACGTTGGGATTACTGCAATGATAGAACAAGAGTTCCAAGAGTGGTTGAAGCAGCACAACGCTTACCTCACTGTGGCAGTACGCACGCCACAAGGTGAGATTATCAGACCGGAGAATTTCATCCCGCAAGGGTGGACTATTGTAGTTGGAGTTAACACACATGAAAGAATTAACGAGCTTGCAGCCGTTGTTGGTAGTGGCGGGGACAGCGGCGAGTAGTGGCGACAACACACTGATTGCTGCACCAGGCAGCGGCAAACAGATAGTAGTATCAGGGCTACAGATTCAAAATGAATCATCTACATCGACAACTGTGATTGTGAAGTTTGGCAGCACAACGGCTATCCGTAGCATCCTGCCTGCACAGGGCAATGGTTTC